CCGCTGTGCTTCGCGGTGTGGAACTTGGAGTAGAACTTCTCTCGCTTGAGGAAGTTGCCGAGAGGGTCGTCACCCTCTTCATACTCATCCGGATCGCCCAGCGTGATCCTCAGGCCCTTTAGGAGGTAATGAGAAGTCGTATCGACGACCACTTTCGCCTTCGGAACGTAGATCGGGGCGTACTCGGCACCGCGCTGCTGGAGGCGGAACACTGTCGGGTTGGACCAGTACATCTGGTCGTATGTGGCATACGCTCCGATGCGCTCCTGGTCGGGCTCCGGCACCCACGAAGGCATGTTCTGGATGAGCGGTCGAACCGTGGAGTACGGCGTGAATACCGCGCTCTGCCGAGCAACTGCCATCAGCCAATCCTCGCCTTCGACATCCTCGTACGCCGAGTGGTGCCCTCGCCGCCGAAGTATCCCTTGAAGAAGCGCCCAAGCGCCTCAGGTCCGTGGTCATCCTTGTCCATGGGCTTCTCGCTGTCGTTCTTGACCTCGCTCTTGTGCTCGGGCCAGCGATAACCCTCTCGCATCTCCCAGATGAGGGTTCCACACCGCCTGTCGACGAGAAGCTTCGGGCGGTAGACGTCGTCCGGGTTCAGCTTCAACGCGTTGCGGATCAGCGACAACCGAGTCAGGAGCTCGCCTCCCGTATTGGTGTTCGCCGGCTTCTTCCAAACGCGGTTGAGGATGTTCGTGTCATCCGGCCTGGCTGGGTCGGGGTAGAAGCGCACCAACTGTCGGACCAGAGCCGAATCCTTCAGCTCCTCCGCGATCTCCGCGGTGTCCTTGAACTTGAACCTCTGCTCAGCCAAGACGTTGACGTTGTTCCAGCGATCCACCTGAATCCAGAGGATCACCCAGTCGTTGGTGTAGCCGTAGTCGATCGCAGCGTAGAGCGGCAGGTCGGGCCGGTACTCGAGGTCGGTGATGTGCACCTCGTCGTCCCATTCCTTCATGACCCGGCCTGCGCGCTCTACGAACTGTGCTCCGTACTGGCGGTTGAACTCGTCCTCCGTGAGATCGCTCTCAGCCTCCAGGATCTCTGGGTCCATCCGACCACCGGGGAAGACGACGTTGTTCGTCCAACTCGGCATGCAGAAGCTCTTCCAGTACGGGTACCGAGGGTCCTCGCCACGCTGACTGAGCGCGTAGAGCAGCGAGGTCTGACTGGCGCCCTCGGGAACGCCAGAGATAAACGACCACCCTCTCTTGTCGGAGAGCGCCGGGCGGATGTACTGCGCCCAAGTACGCCGCTGGTGTCGGCCCGCCTCCACCAAAAGGACGAAGTCCAGTCCCTCACCGACCAGGGACTCCGGATGTCTAGCAGAACGGCACTCGAGGTCAAACCCCCAGTTCGTCCGGATGTGCATGTTGCCGTTCTCAACGTTGTTCAGGAACTTGCCACTGATGCCGTCGATGCCCAACTTGCGGAACGTGTCGTAGATGACCCGGAACTCCTTCTCGCAGTCCGAGTACTCAGGACCAACGATCCAGCCTCGCTGAGCCTCACCCAGCCAGTTTCTAACGAAGGCGTTAGGCTCGACTTCCTTCGCTCCCGCCAGGGTCTTACCCCACCGTCGACCGCATCGGAGGACGCGGTGGCGAGTCCCGTCAGTGTGGACCATGACTTGCCCCTCGTGAGGGAAGTACCCGGTCTGAGCGTAATACACCTCTTTGCGGAGTATCCCGCCCGTCACTGCCTCGGCTACCACCGCTTACCTCCTAGCGCCCGCCGCCGGCCGTGTCGTCGTGATCGTCAGGCGGGAACGGGTAGATGGGCGGCGGGAACTTCGGGTAGCTCAGAAGACCCTGCAACGCAGCCCGCGTCGGGTCTTCCGGCATCCGAGGATCCTCGACGCCGTTGATTGTGGTGTTCTGGAGCAGTACCCGGTCGCTGTTCGTCAGCGCCGAGACGCCCTTTGGCTGTACCGGCACCCGTCTGGGGCCAGTACCGCCATACTCACTGCCCATCCGGCCTCCTCAGAGTCGCTTACGGGCCATGTTCGACCAAGGCTTGACGCCCAGCCGACGCTCGAAGTTGAAGTTGACGATGATCTCGTACTCGTGTGCCGTGGCCAGAGTGATCGTGCCCGTCGAGGCACTGAAGCTGACCCCAGTCGCCGACCCAGTCGTAG